CTGATACCCCTACCTCTTTTAAAATTTCTCAATATCCATCCTATACCCAACCAGTAACTTCCTCAGGAGTAAATTCAATATGGAATTGGCCTGATTCTTCTAGTTATCCATATGTGATTACTTCTTCACAAGAAACTTTAGTTAATTTATATGCCGATCCTGATATTAAAATGACTGACATTGCTGGTTCAGGATTTAATCCTATATCTTTACCTTGGTCAATTGAATACGGTGATGAATTTAGATTTGAAGGTAGAGAAGATCTTGTTTATCAAGTAGGGAAAATATTTGCCCCTGAAGATAGTGGTTCAGGTAGATTATTTCAAACAGGTTCAATTGAAGTCCATTTTAATGCTGATCTCCCAATTTCCGCTTCTACTTCAGTATTTAATTTAGATCATTTTTTAATTAGAAGATATGTTGATGATCCTGCACAAATTATAATGGAAGGATTTAGACCTATCAGCGCCTCAGGACCATATATTATAAGACCTGAATATGTTGTCCCTGAATTAAATAAATCAGTTGATCAATTTATATTAGATCTTACGCAGAAAGGCTTGCTTTAATGATATTTATTACATATAATACACCAATAATAAAACACAAATGGGATATTTAAATAACCAAGTCGTAACAGTTGATGCGATTTTAACAAATAAAGGTAGAGAACTTTTAGCAAAAAATGACGGTTCATTCCGTATTACACAATTTGCTTTAGCAGATGATGAAATTGATTATACATTATATAATCCAACTCATCCATCTGGATCTGCATTTTACGGTGAAGCAATTCAAAACATGCCTTTACTTGAAGCATTTCCAATTGAAACCCAAATCATGAAGTATAAGTTAGCTACTCTACCACGTGGAACAGCTAAATTACCTGTACTTGATTTAGGTTACTCTGCAATTACATTAGTACAAGGAGCTTCACTTGCAATTACTCCTCAAACATTAAATTATTTAGGCAATACTCAAACATTTGAAACTAGCGGTTACTCAGCTACTATTTCTGATGTTCGCCTATTTAGTACATTTACTGGAATTGGAATTAATACTCCGGCTGCTGAAGCCGCTAATGCAGCAGTTACTTCAACAACAACTCTTGGAACAAATGTATCAGTAACAGTAATTGGTTCTCAAATTAACTTAAGAGCAACTACAGTTAATACATTATTTGGTTCAAACACTCAATTATCTGCTACATTAACAGTTGTAGGTTTAGATAGTGGAGCTCGTTTAACCATTCCAGTTACAATTAATAAAACAAACGTTTAAAATATAAACAATGGCATTTAAAAGATTTGATCCTGAAGATTTTGTAGTAAGTAGTGACTCAATCACTTCTACACTTTGGTCAACCGGAGCTCCTACTCTAACAGAATTTTATACATCTTCAGTTCAAGCAGCTGGATCATCTGGTAATTATTATTTAGCAGTTTACCAAACTGCATCAAACCTTTCAACAGCAACTGTTCAATTTGACATTGCGTATGCTGATAGCTTAGGAAGTGGTAGTACATTATATAATCCAATTGTACCTAGTAATTCATATACTAAAACAATTTATGGTCAATACCGTTCATTGATTTTAGAAGATGAAAACGCTAATTTTATTTTTGGAACAGGAAATAATGTTATAACTGGTTCATTCTTTTGGGTGATATCTATTGAACGTGCTAATTACAAACAATCCCTCTTCCCAGGTTCATTAAATCTCCAACTTTCGGGTTCAGGAGGTATTATTAATTTAACAGATAATTCAGTTGATAGCCCAGTTAACCAATTTATTGGTGCTACCCAAGTTTATCAATTGATTTCAGGTTCAAACGGTACAGCAGGTTCTCTTGCAAATAGTGGGTATGTAGCAGGATCAGGTTCTTATGGTTTAGTATTTCCTCAATTAGGAACTATTTTATTAAACCCATATGCAGTATCCCAATCAATTGGTTTATTCCCATCTCGTTCAAATAACTCAGATGGCTTAAACAATGCTAGATTATTTAATTCAATTTTATTAGGTGATTCATTTGCTTTAAATTCCCAAGAAACAGTAACTTCAGACTATGTGTTTGTTAGAGCTCGTAACTCAGAATTTAACTATTCAGAAAACCCATCATTTATTTCAGGATCAACTGGTGAAGTAATTTATAGTAACTTTATTAATGCTCCTCAAGTTTATATTACAACTGTAGGAATGTACAATGATAGTAATGACTTATTAGCGGTTGCTAAAATGTCACGTCCATTGTTAAAAGACTTTACAAAAGAAGCTCTTGTACGAGTTAAACTAGATTTCTAAGAATGAATGAGCGTATTCAAGTCATTTATAACGTCTGATGTCATTGTATCTCCTTTTGAGGTAAATAAATCATTTACCTTTAGAGGAAATGAATTAACCGCTTCAAACGTAGAAATTGATAGATACATTGGATACAATCGTACAGCATCACTTTGGGTTTCTGGTTCATATCCTACGGGTTATATCAACATCCAAGATCAAATTCTAGTTTACCGTTCCATCAAAGAACTTTATTACTCAAACTATATTTCAGGAAGTGATGGATCTCCAGCAGCAACAGCATCATTTAATACTGATGGTACAATAACGGGTGTTGCTTATACTCCAAGTTATTATAATTATCTTTCTTCTACATTACCTGCAGATCGATACATTCCAACTGGTTCTAATGAAAAAATAGGTGTAATATCTATTCCCTCTAATTTATGGGGAAATTATTTAAAACCTGGGTCGGTAACTATTTCAAATGGAACTATCACATTAAATGATGATGGTAACGGCAATATGGTTGCTGGTACATTAAAATATGGTGATGTAATATATGAGCATGGTATAATCATTATTACTAGTGATGGAACACCTGGTCAAAATGATGGTTATGGATATGTAAATTATGGAGCTGCAATATATGGTGGTGGTACTTCTGACATAATTAATAGTTTTATTAATGGTAATAATGTTACCTGTTCATTTTCATCTTCATTTAACCTTTACGAAACACAATATAAATGCACTCTTCGAGAAAACGAATTTAATTTCTCACAAAACCCAACTTTAATTTCAGGAAGTTCAAACAGCGGAGTTTTATATGACTTTGCAACAGGTTCTTATTTTTCACCTTATGTGACTACAGTAGGTCTATATGACAACAACTATAACTTATTAGCTGTAGCCAAACTTGCACAACCCCTCCCTACATCTGCTGTTACTGATACTTCTATATTAGTAAACTTAGATCTTTAAATCATGAATTGGATATATAAAAAAGAAGAAATTGGGGACTTTTCTCAATTCCCAAACAATACATTTGGGTTCATTTACAAGATTACCCATATACCCTCAGGCAAATCCTATATTGGTAAAAAAGTACTTTACCACAACAAAAAAGTAAAGTTAACCAAAAAGGAACTTGCAATGTACGAAGGTGTAGCAGGCCGTAGAGCTTCCTATAAAATGGTAATTGCTGAATCTGATTGGAAAAAATATTGGGGTTCAAATAAAACATTACTTGAACTTAAAAAAACTGAACCATTAGAAAATTTCAAACGTGAGATTTTAATAATGTGTCCTACCAAAAAACTCTTAACGTACTACGAAACACAGACATTGTTTGTTTATAGAGTTTTAGAGGAGCCCGATCTATATTTCAACGATAATATTTTAGGTAAGTTTTTTAGAAAAGATTTTGATATCTAAAAAAGATATTGTATCTTAAGGTTATGGTAAATGAACTGTTAGTCAATCTAGTTAACGGTGTCTTAGGCACAGGCAAACGTACAGCAAGAGGAAATCAAGCATATACTTGTCCATTTTGCCATCACCATAAACCAAAACTCGAAGTTAATTTTACTGAAAACAAAGACGGTATCAACAAATGGGCTTGTTGGGCTTGTGGTAAAAAAGGTAAAACCATAAGAAGTTTATTCAAACAAGTACAAGTTGATGCTTCCTATTTCCAAGAACTTTCTAAACTTGTAAAAAATGTCTCTACTGAAGATATAGGAGAGGTAAAACATGTTTTACTTGAACTACCAAAGGAATTTAAAACCTTTATCAACAACAAAGATATTGTAGCAAGACATGCTTTTGCTTATCTCAAGAAAAGAAACATTACCAAACAAGATATTCTCAAATACAATATAGGCTATTGCGATTCAGGACAATATGCTAATATGATTGTTATACCCTCATATGATAACACCGGTAAATTAAATTATTTCACCGCGAGATCATTCGAGAAAGATCCTTACACCAAGTACCGCAATCCCGAAACGTCTCGCGATATTATACCGTTTGAATTGTTTATTAATTGGGATCTACCTATTATACTGTGTGAGGGACCATTTGATGCTATGGCAATTAAACGCAACGTAGTTCCATTACTTGGTAAAAATATTCAATCTAGTTTAATGAAAAAGCTAGTAGAATCTAAAGTACAAAAAATATATATTGCCCTAGATAACGATGCTATTTCAAAAGCCCTTGGTTTTTGTGAACAGCTTTTGGACATTGGGAAAGAAGTC